TGTATTCAGCTTCCTTTATTCTCTGCTTTGCTATACTGAAATACTTATCGTCTAACTCTATACCTATAAAGTTTCTTTTGGTGTTTACACAAGCTACTCCTGTACTTCCTGACCCCATTGTGAAGTCTAAAACAGTTTCGTTTTCGTTAGTGTATGTTTTTATAAGATACTCCATTAAAGCTATTGGTTTTTGCGTTGGGTGTTTTCCCCTGTCGTTTGAATATTCTAAAATCTGTTTTGGATAACCTTTTTTTGTTTGAACAAAATTTCTTTGTTGTAAATTAGGTCTATGTTCAGAAAATGTTTTATCATTTTTAATAATATAACATTTTTTTAAACCTTGAGCGTTATAAGTTGGTTGGTTTTTAGCGTTTTTACTTAAACCAAAACTACCAAAAACTAATATGTTTTCTGTGTTCTTTAAAGGCATATAATTACATTGAGCAAAATTAACACCCTGCGATTTTTTCCAAACCCAATCATACTTATAGTTTTTAATATTACTCATTCTTAAAGCACTACTAAACGGCTCGCTACCAAACAATACTATTGCTCCGTTAGGTTTTATAATTCTATTTAATTGTTCCCACATTGGCTCAAAAGGTATTACACTATCCCATTTACAAGCAGTAGTTCCGTATGGGGGGTCTGTTATAATAGCATCAATACTTTTATCTTGTATTGTTTTCATTATCTCTAAACAGTTTCCTTTATATAGTTTCATATTAAAATAATCTTTGTTGTGCTTTGTGTTGCTCTATTCTTTTCATTGCTGCATCGTAATAGTCTTTATCAAGTTCACAAGCGGTTAAATCATATCCTAAGTTATTACAAGCTATTGCTATTGAGCCACTTCCTAAATGAGTATCTAATATTCTATCCCCCTCTTTAGCGTAATTCATTAAAAGCCATTCGTATAGTTTTATTGGTTTTTGTGTTGGGTGAAATCTATCTGTTACCTCACATTTTTTATAACCTGCCCATAAGTGCTTTGTAACTTTTATAGAGTTTAATTTATTTGTCCAAGCCAATTCGGCTTGAGATAAACTCATACCATCAGGCACACCTTTTTCCCATACAACCCAACCACCACTTGGCTTTAAGTGTTCAGAAAAGTAATTACCACCCCATATAATTTTATATTTTGAAACTCTTTCAAGTTCTTTAAAATATTCAGCATTAGGTATTGCATTATCCCAATTACCTTTTTTATATTTTTTTGCTTTTGGTTTACTCCAAGTTTTCATTTTTCTTTTTGTTCCATCTTTTCTTTCTCCTGCACTCATATTGGTAGAGTTTTCTTTATCCCAACCTATCCCATAAGGCGGGTCTACTATAGCAAGGTCAAAGTAGTTATCTTCATACCTAGCCATTAACTCCATATTATCTTCGTTTGTTATTAGCATAGTACAGGGTTTTTAACAGGTCTGTTTAATGTAGCACCTTTTACATCTTCTACTTTCTTTTGTGGTTTAGTAGTTTCTATTAGTTTGTTATAGGGTGTTAGTCTTGTGTGTATAAAGTTGTTTATTGTTTCATCGTTCCACGCACCTATTGTATCTATTATATCGTTTATTAGTGCCTCTTTATATGTTTTAGGTTTTTTAGTTTTTATCGTATCAGGGTTAAACGTTGGTATCTTTTTAGTTTTGCATACCTCTACATCTAAATTGTTTTGAAGTATTATTTTATTGTATATGTTTTTATCCTGTTCCCCTACTACTTTAAAATCTTTTGTGTGATATAGTGCTGCATCGTGTTTAAGCCCTACTTCTTTACCTAGTGCCTGATATGTATAGCCTATCTCTCTTGCTAGTTTACAATAGACTTTTCTAGCGTATGCATACTCTCTATGCCTATTACGTTCTGCTATATCAAATTTATAGTATTTGTTTAGTTCTTCTTTAAGTTGTTTTAGTGTCATTATTCTATCTTTGTAAATTCAGCGGTTTGTGTTTCGTTTATCTCTTCTTTGTTGTTAAAGTATTGGTCTACTAGTGCATCTATTATTACAAGTTCATCAATAGAAGCCACTTTTATTTTGTGTATTAAACTATCTATTTTGTTTAGAACGTTTGTACACATTTCAGGGTTATTATAATATATCGTATTAAAACCCTCTTGGTATACTTGTTCTAGTAGTTTGTTAGTCTTACCTACTTGGTATTTTATATTTTGTTTAAAGGCTTGACTTCCTTTTAGTTCATCGTTTGCTTCTAGTAGAAGTTGTGCTATTAGTACACTCTTTAAATAGTTTAGGTGTCTAGGGTTTAGCGTTTCTATTGCATCTTCTACACCTGCTTTTACTTCTTCGTTAGCTAGTTCTTGTTGTTCTATTTGTTTTTCTCTATCCATTTTTCTTGCTCGTTTCTTATATGTTCTATTTCACGTTTTAAATAATCTGCAGCTTTTTCTAGTTCTTTTAACTCACTTTCTTTTTTACCTGCTCTACAAATATACTTAATAATATTACCTCTGTTAAAATTTAGGTTATAATCTTTTATAAAGTCTATAACATCATAGCCTTTGCCATTCTCGTAATGTAAATAAGTTGCTCTCATTTTTCTAAATTTCTATCTATGTAACTACTCTTTTTATTAGTTCTACTGTAGTAATTTGTTTGGCTCGTTTCATCACAAGCTATATACTTTACTTTGTCTGTTGGTGGTTTTAGTTTATACCAACGCCCACTCTTTGTTTTTCTCCATAGTGATTTCATACTATTGCATTATCTAGTTGTTGTATTAAGTGTCTTAACTCGCTACGTTCAAATTTACCTGTAACCTCTGCATTATAAGTTTTAAACGTTAAGTGATACATATCTTTTTCAGCTTCGTGTTTGTTTTCTTTTTTTCCTAAGTACTCTATTTTTAAATCAAATTTCATTTTTTATAGTTTTAATTATTATTTATAATGTTTTGGATATGGTTGTTCTTTTAGTGTACATTTCTTTTTTTCTCTTTGGTCTAAAAACTTAATGTATCTAAATTGTCTTAATGTTTCGCTTGTTGCTCTGCTTTTATTTTCTTGTAAATATTTAGCCGACTTGCTTAAATTAGGGTTTCTTGTCATTAAACTATTATGGTATACATTACCATCTAAAGTCCAAAATAAACTATTGTGCTCTCCAAAATAATCAAAAGAACAAGCTTGATACACTATTCCAAAACCACCACATCTTTCATCTGCAAAACTTTGTACCCATTTAATTTTTGGATATTTACGTTTAATATATTTAATCGAATAACTTATTGCTCTACTTTCGGGATATTCCCCTATACCATCAGCTAACCACATTCTATTTAATTCTAAATACTCGTCTTTTTGTGTTCCTGTTACAACACTCCCACAACTTGCAGGGTTCATAGCATACCCATATTGGAGTACACCTTTTATTTCTTCATCTACAAACAGACCCAAGTGTATATAAGTAGCATTATAAAATTTACCACTGTAATGATTTTTTACTATTAACTCATTTGCAAGTTTCCTATCTATTTCTTTAATGTAAAAGTCCTCTGCACCAAACCCTAAACATTCACTATCTCCCCATAAAGAAGACTGTGTTGAGTATATATATTGTTTCTTCATAATTCCCCTGTTAAACAATAGTTATCTAAATCTGCACCCTCTATAAAGAACTTGTTATATAAGTCTAGTGCTTTTTCTACTTTTTCTTCGCCTCTGTAGTAAAATTCTTCAGAACAGTTAAATATACCAATATCTAAACTACCTTTATCCAATACTAAGAAATGAAAGTCTTTGTACTCTTTTTTAAATAAGTTGCAATATAAATAACATTGTACATCATATCCGTATTTATTAGCCGAATAACTAAACCCTTTTATATCAGTTGTAGTTTTAAGGTCTACTATTCTATTAGTGCCTAGTACATCAGCTTTACCTCTAAAGGGCATACCTAGAACATTGTCTATTGCAGGTATTTCAAAGTCTGCCTTAGTAATTAGTTCTTTAGCGTGTTCGTTCCTGTAGAACGCATCTACAAGCCTTTCAGCTTCGCTTCGTTCCTTTGCAGTAAACACTTTGCCAAATTCTTCTTTAGCTTCTTTAAACTTCTTTGTGTTTCTACTTTGTACCTCTACAAACTTTTGTGCTGCAAATTTTTCAGGCTCTAGTATTGCCCAATGAAACAATGCACCTGCTCTAAGTGCTGCGCTTTCTCCACTCCCATACTTCAAACTAAAGTTATACGTCTTAGGACTTGATAAGAGTTGTTTTAAGCTACTACTACTTAAAGCTAAGGTATTTAGTTCTCCATAGTAAAATTCGTCATCTAACATACGCTTAAGCAGTTCTGCTCTATCGTAATATTTATTGTCTAGTAATTTTATTTTATTTTCCATTATTCTAAATCATAGTTTTTACAGTTATCTGAACAGTATGTATCGCCATCTGTTTCTTTGTCGCACATTCTACAAGTGCTTATTTCTTCGTGTTCGTCTATATAGTGCATTTCGTATTTACTTAAATCGTCTTTTAATTGTGTTATCTCGTCTTGTTGTTTTTTTATTATATCGTTCTTTTGGTGTCTAATTAGTGTTACTCTTTTTATTAGTACTTCGTTTTCTGTACGCAAACCATTTACAAACATACCTATTTCATTCATTGCCTTTA